CATTCCCCTTTACAAAAATAAATACTGCTCTTATGTGCACCATACCTAGCCCATAAGCCCGGCTAATCCTAGTCAAGTCTACTATTAGCAGAACTTATAGCCTACTGGTATACTGAACAAGTGTTCACCTGTCCCCGTGGCAGTAGCTGTCCTAATGCTGGCAGAAACTTGTATTAGTTTTTCTAATGGGTGGGGGCGGTCGGACTGTGGCGGGACACGCAATGTATATATATAAAAGGGACACCTTAAAAAAATAACCCTCTCATAGCCCTTACCTGCGGTAGCCCTACCCTTGGTAGCCCCTACCCTCGGTAACCATACCCTTTGTTTCCCCTACCCTTGGTAGCCCTTCCTTTGACTGCCCTTCTTCGTTATGACGCGCTCACTTGGGGTTCGCGTCACTCATAATATATTTAATATCCTTAAGGCTTGGAAACCCTATGGTAGGGAGTATAACATATGGGCTGACTAACGTGTCAAGTAAAAAAGGCTTGACAGTCAGTATATAAGTTATTCTAATGCTGAACAGATGGAGGATAAGTCAAAACAGGAGCAACAGGATTTGATACGGCAGATAAAGGAAAGCATTCACGAGATTGCTTCCGACAAACAGATCCATAGTATCAAGAGCCTAAGTGTCTACGATCCCGACAAGGTAGCCAAGTTACTATACCTATACAGCACGGGTTCTAGCCAGACTAGGCTTGTGCGTAAATACGGATACGACAGGGAGACTGTTATATCCGTTCTGGCGGATTACGCTGACCATATGGGTAAGTTCCGGGAACTCAGTGGTAGGATCGCGGCAAAGAACTACCTAAACCTATCCAGCCTAGAAGAAGACTTAATAGATAAAGTTCGTGACCGAATGGAGAATGACCCCGAAATGGAGGTATCCTTCCGGGACTTGAAGGAACTATCAATAGCTAAGGCTAACTCCGCCAGGGAAGCCCTCACGGCCAGAGGAGAAGCTACGCAGATTACTGAGGAGCGCAAGGTGTATACTCAGGATGAATACGAGGCTACCATACAGGCGGCCAGGGAACGAATAGAGAAAGCTAAGATAATAGATGCGGAGGTAAAGGATGCCTAGATCAATAATGGATGACAGCTATGACCCAATATATGAGCAAGTAAAGGGTATACTGGGCGAGCACTTCGAGCATTACTGCTTCATAGTAATGGATGATATGGGTGAAGTATTCTTTGATTACGACCACCTGCCCGCTGGTAGAATGCTTCTAAGCGAAGCTGGCGAGGAGATGCGTATTGATAACCCAGATGTTGATTTCGAGTGGGAGTTCGAGGAGCTGGATGATGACGAGGACTCCGAGGATTATTATTAATGCTGATTGATTTTACAAAGCACCCAATCCTCAAAGCTCCTACGGACGAGGAGATAGTCCTTCTGGGTGAAGCTGACCCCAAGCTCCTGTCGGACTTACACGAGGCTCACGAGGGGCGTATACGTGCAGCTGAGAGTGATCCCTTACGTCACGGCTTTGACCTGCCTGGCTGGAACAGGATGCGGGATGCTATTGAGAAATACGATGAGGTAATTACCTTCGGTGGTAATAGAAGTGGTAAGACCACTGGCTGTGCCAAGATGGTTATGCAGGCTGTTACCGAGAATCAGGACGGTCACGTTGTGTGCTTCAGCCAGAACGCGGACACATCCGTGAAGGTTCAACAAGCGGCAGTCTGGGAAATGATGCCCAAGGAGTTCAGGAGGAAAACAAAAGGAATTGAAGGATATATTAATTTCAGTATGCAGAATGGCTTCACTGGCTCTAGTTTCATATTTCCTGATACTAGAACTAGGGTGGACTTCAAAACCTATACGCAGTTCAGTAACAATCAGACCATCCTTGAGGGCTTCGAGTTCGGGTTCAAGAACTCCGAGAGGTTGAACATAGGTGCCTGGCTGGATGAATACCTAGGGGATGCAGCGTTGGTTAATACACTACGCTTCCGTCTAGCTACACGGGACTCCAAGATGATCCTGGGCTTTACTCCTATTGACGGATACACACCCTTCGTCTCCGAATACCTGAAGGGCGCAGAAACGCTGGAGACTAAGAACGCAGAGCTTCTGGGTAAAGATGTTCCCGTTCAGCAATACAGCCCTGAGCGCGATGCTGGGATTGTATATCTGCACTCGGACGAGAACCCATTTGGGGGATATGATCGTATAGCTAAGGACTTGAAGAACTCCAGTGAGGATCAGATAATGGTTCGTGCCTACGGATTGCCTACGAAGTCAATGACTTCACTGCTCCCGAACTTTACTCCTGAGCTGAATGTAGTAACAGAGGAACCCAACAAGCACGGCATTAAGTTCCCGGACAAGGATTCCTTGACTTGGTATCAGATAGTTGACCCCGCATTTGCCCGTAACTACGTTGCTCTCTGGGCTGGAGTATCCGAGGAGGATGAAATATTTATACGCAAGGAGTGGCCCGACAGGGATACTTACGGAGAATGGGCATTATTTGGTGACCCCAAGTGGAGATACGGACCCGCTTCCAAGAAGATTGGCTACGATGTTGAAGGATACGTGGAGTTATTCAAAGAAATAGAGGACGATCTAGGCATTGATGTGATGGAACGCATCGGGGATTCGAGGTTCTTTGCTAAGGAGAATGAGAACAATGTTGATCTCTTTACTAGATTCTATGACTACGGTATGAGCTTCCTGCCGTCCGATGGTCAGACCGAACAGATTGGTTGCACTGCTCTGGATGATTGGTTTAATTATAATCCTAACTTCGACGTGGATGAAGCCAATAGACCAAGGTGCTACGTGCACCAGGACTGCGGGAACTTAATAGAAAGTATTATTAACTACAATTCACAAGGTAAATCCGATGAAGCCCTGAAGGACTTCTTTGATGCTCTTAGATATTTCAGAATGTCAAACGCTGGAATGGGTCCGGATTATTTCACAATAAACGAAATGCAAACAACAACTAGATCAAAGGGAGGTTACTAATGCCTAAAAAAAGATTAATACAAATTGCAACCGAACAGGAGGTTGAGTTCGAGGAAGCTATGAGAATAGCTGAAGAAAAGCTACCAGAGGGTTCATTGACTGGAACAGGTAAGAACACTTGGGTAACTGAAGAAGGCACGGCTATTCTTGAAGAATCCTTAATGATTGAGGAAATTATACCCAAGCATTATTCAGGTCACGTTCTGGGAGAATGCCCGAATCCTAGGTATAACTACGTATACAATAAAGATATTGGTAAAAGAGTTCCGATGCTTGTCCCTAGGAAGTGGCAAGGCAAGTTAATAGGAAAGGTTATTACCTTTGAGGCAATATCGGACAATAAAGGGACGAGTTACCGCTATGTGCGAAAAGGACACTGATATTACCCTGAATCGAAATTGGTGCAGGGAGCAGGTCGATAGGTTCGCAGCCTGGGAAATGCTTAGACGGTATGTATTGCACGAGACGAGGGTTCCAATGACAAATGCAGAGCTATGTGATACAATAGGCGTATCATCTACTTATACAATTCGGTTGTTAAAATCCGTGCACAAAAGATTAGAATCCCAAAATGATAACTGATAACGTCTCAGAATCCCTAACATATTTACAGGAGGAGCCAGATATTAAGACCCTCCGTCTAGCCTATGACCAAACGGTCGTTGAGCTAGAAGCATACTTTGACCTCTGCCGCACATCCTACGATGACCGCAGAAACTTTTGGCCCGGCAAGAGCCGTGACCACCGCAAGCACGGAGCCGACGCTTTCCCTTGGGAAGGTGCGTCCGATATGGAGTGCCATCTTATTGATGAGCGCATTACTAGGCTTGTATCATTATTTATGGCATCCCTTAACCGAGCCAACGTAAGAGCATTCCCTGTAGAGAGTGGAGATATAGCTCGAAGTCGCGTTGTTTCTGGATTTTTAAAGTGGATGGTGTCCTCTGGATACATACCTAGATTTCACCGCGAGATGGAACTAGGTGCCAATTATTTGCTTGAGCGAGGTATATTGATTACATATATTGGCTGGCAGAAGGAAGATAGACGTATACTGCAACAACTGGATATTAATCAGATTGCACAAGTTAGCCCGGAAGTCGCTGTAGCGATACAGGATGGGAAAGACGATGAACAGCTAGTTACCTTGCTTCAAGCAACCTTTGAGGGGACAACAAAGAAACGAGCCAAGAAAGCATTACGTGAACTAAGAAAGAATGGAGTAGCTGAACTTCCTATTGTTCGTAGACAAGTCAACGCTCCGGATGTTAAAACACTTGCTCCTGATGGTGATTTCTTTTTTCCCCCATATGTTACTGACCCACAGCGAGCACCTTACTGCTTCTGGAAAACTTATTACACACCACAGGAACTAGAGAATAAAGTAGTTACTGATGGGTGGGATGAGGACTTCGTTGATTACATCATATCTAAATACAGAGGTGTAAACATTGATAGCATTGAGCGCGAACAGGAAGGTCGCAGAAGCCTCAGCCTAGCCGACAATGCGTATGAAGCTGACGAGCTAGTAGAAATCTGCTACGCTTATCAACGCCTAATTGATCAAGAGGATGGGGCTGAAGGCATTTATTGCACAGTATTCCACAAGGAGTTCAGCGGCAATGCAGAGGTTCCGGGATACGCCAAGTTTGAATTACTTAACGGATACGAGGATTATCCCGTAGTAGTAACAAAGCTATCCGAGGACAGCAAGCGTCTGTATGACACAACTACTGTTCCCTCAATCCTTCGAGGTATACAGAACCAAGTCAAAGTTGAGCGCGATTCCAGAGTTGACCGCAACAGCTTGGCTACACTGCCTCCGATCCTGCACCCAGTAGGTCAGGCTCCCAATGATTGGGGACCAGGTAGGTTAATACCGTATCGTCGTAAGGGTGACCTGGACTTCGCTCCTACACCTCCACCGCCTACTGGCTCTATTGAAATGGAGAATACCTTACTTACCTTATCGGACAAGTTAGTAGGACTGGATGAAGGATCACAGATTAGCCAAATCAGACAGCAGTTCCTCGTGGACAAGTTCCTTAGCCATACAGCTGAGGTCATTAGGATGGCTTACAAGTGCTTCCAACGCTTTGGTCCTGACGAAGTATTCTTCCGTGTAACTGGTGTCCCTGACGCTCAAACTTTTGACAAGGGTAACCCTGACGAGAACTTTGACATTATGGTTAACTTTGATGTCCAGAACAATGACCCAGAGACTGTGGAGAAGAAACTACAGCAGTTCGTAGCATTGAATCAACTGAACGCTAACAACCGCCTAAACGTAGATAGTCTCTTGGATGTAGCCGCAGCAAGTATTGACCCAGTAATGGCTGACGCTGTCCTACAACCAGTAGAAAACGCACAGCAACAAGTTGTTGAACAAGTTACTGACGATCTGGCTAAAATATTTGCTGGTATCGAAATGCCAGCTAGACCTTCGGGAGCACAAATCGCACTCCAAGTAGTAGAACAATACGCACAACAACCCGACGTTGCACAAAGATTGCAGACTGACCAAGCCTTTGCGGCTCGTTTGCAAAAGTATATTGGTCAATACACATTCCAGATGCAACAGGCTCAGAACGCTCAAATTGGTAGGGTTGGAACGGAGCCAGCTCAAATGGGCAATATTACTACTCAGTAATTTAATTATGTTAGAAATGTCCCCCAATCAAAAGGCTTTGCAAAAAGTGAACGATCAAATAAGTAGAGGTGAGCTTTTAAATCAAACTGCTCAACAGTTTGCGCAGCAAAGGTATCGTGACCAAAGGTCAAAAAACTTTTATGATATGTTTGTCCTCAATGAGGGAAACAAGCCTCAGGTTTACAAGGATTCCAAGGGTAACCGCACTATAGGAATTGGGTTCAACCTTGAAGATGCTGGAAACAGAAAGTTTCTTAAAGAATCCGGGATTGATATAAACGAGTTATTCAATGGCAGAAAATTAACAGACAGGGAAACAAAAACACTTTACAATCGTAGTCTAACTCAAGCGTTCAAGGATGCTCAATCCTATGATCCTAACTTTGCTAAAAGACCCGAAGCAGTTAAGATGACCCTAGTCGATATGGCGTTCAACCTAGGTTTAACTAAACTTAACAAGTTTGAAAAGATGAAGGCTGGCTTAATGAACAATGACTACAATGTGGCTGCCGATGAAATGATTGACAGTAAGTGGTATAAGCAAGTTAAGTCCAGAGGACCTAGAATGGTTCAAGTAATGCGTTCCGCTGTTAAATAATATGCAAATACAAGACGATATAAAGACGCTTCATAACTACGAGGCGTTCGCTCGATTTATTAAGATGGTTCACGAACTCCGGGAGGAAACCATTACTGAGTTGCACGAAGCAACCAGTGACAATATCCAACAAGTTTCTGGTCGTATAATTACGTATGACCAAATACTGCAGTTAGTCAACTGGTCAGAGCTTTCAAGGAAGCATTCTGACCGTATGTAACTACCTGTGTTATAATTCAAAAATCGCCATCGCTCGGCGTTAATGAGTGGACAAAATTATGACAGAAGAAATAGCAACTGCTGACGCTGAGGCAGGTAAAATATCAGTGGAAAAATCAAATATATCCGTCACGGATTTCGCACAGCGACGAATTGGTGAGCTTACTCCTGGGACTGAACAGCCCCAAGAGCAGGAACCCCAAGAAGACCCTGAGCAGGAAACGGAAGAGGGAACTGAAGAAGCATCTGAAGAATCGGTAAATACCGAGGAAGTAGAAGCATCCGAGGAATCCTCAGAAGAATCCCAAGAATCCGAAGATGTTCTTTCACAGTTGGACTTGGACGATATGTCCGAGGAGGATTTGCGCGAACTAGCTGACAAGCTGGGTAGCCGTGCTGTAGCTCGATTCGGAGAATTGACTGCAAAACGTAAGGCTGCCGAAGAAAGGCTTACTCAACTTGAGGCACGACTCAAAGAAAAACCTAACCCATTGGAAACTAAAAAGGTCGAGAACAACCCATACGGGAATCTTGATACTATCGAAAAGCTACAACAGAAAGCCGCTGAGGTTGACCAAGTAGTTGAATGGGCTGAGGACTTAATCTTTGAAAGTGATGGCTACGGAGCGGATGATGTAGTAACAGAAATTGAAGGTAAGGAGTGGACAAAGAAGGATGTTAGACAGTCTTTATTAAAGGCTCGTAAAGCACAGAAAACTTTTCTTCCTGACCAGCTTGCAAAGGTTCAGCTACGCGAGGAAGGCGAAGTGCTATCAAAGCAGTTCGATGCCCAAGCAAAGCAAGAACTATCTTGGCTGGAAGGTGAGGACAATGACTTACGTAAACAGTTTGAAGCTACAGTAGGAGACGAACGATTCAAAAAACTTAAAAGTGTTCTGAAACGTGAATCCCCGGACATCGCCGCGCAGTTGGATTACTGGTTCGCTCACGCTACAAATAGCATACACGGCCGTAAACTAGTAGAACCCAGTAAGAAAGCCCCTACGTTAAATCCTCCCAAGACAGGTAATCCAGCCTCTGCCCAATCCGAAAAAGGAATGGGAAGAACTGCCAAGGCTCTAAAAGAATTAGAAGCCAGGTTCAAACAAACGGGTAATGCTAGAGATTTTGCTGCTCTTCGAAGACTCAAAATGAGCACTAGCTCATAAACAATAACTCATTAAATAATCATTAAATACAATGTCATTCTCAAATACATTCGATACCACTAATCCAGGATCGGGCGTTTCTAACCGCGAAGACTTGACCGATGTCTTGACTATCCTCGCTCCAGAAGAAACTCCTATCCTTTCATCTGCTAATAAAGAACGTGCATCCGCAACAAATGTTGAGTGGACTGTTGATAGCCTTTCGGCTCCACAGACTGCTGGCATCGCTGAAGGTGCTGACGTTACTGCATTCACTGACCAGTTTGCTGGCCGCGCTCGCCTCGGCAATCGTGTTCAAAAGTTCCGCCGTGACTATATGGTATCCGATCTGCAAGAAGCAGTCGATTCTGTTGGTCCTGCTAAGATTGCTCAGGCTGAAGCAAAAGCTATCCGCGAACTAAAACGCGACGTTGAAGCTACACTTGCTGGTACGCAAGACAAGGCTGTTGAAGACGGTGCTGGTACTGCTAATGCCCTTCGTGGTCTTGGTGACTGGATCGACTCTGCTGGTCCTTCTGACGTTCCTGCTGCATTCCGCACACCTGCTGCTAGCATCGTGGATGTAGCTGACGACGTTTTCGCTGAATCAGAACTTAACGGTCTTATCTCCTCTATCTTCAAGGTAACTGGAACAAGCGACAATCTTATGCTTGTTGCTGACACTGCTCTTCGCACCGACATCAGCGACTTTGCTCGCCTTGGTGAGACTGCTGACAAAAATCTACGCTCAGTAAACTACGACGGTAACAGTGGCACAATTAAGCTATCTGTTGATCTCTATCAGTCCGACCACGGTGTCGTTTCTGTTGTCAACGCTAACCCTGACTGTATGCCCACACAAGCTGGTCAAGCAGGAATGTCTGGTTATGTTGTTAACCCAGAATACTACGGTATTCACGAGCTTATCCCAATGGGAAGCACTCGCCTACCTAATCTTGGTGGTGGTGAGCGTGGTTTTGTTGATTGCGCCCTAACACTTGGTGTATACCACCCTGGTGCCCACGGCAAGATCACAGCATCTGCTTAATTAAAATCTGGTTGGGGGGCGCAAGCCCCCCGCCTTTTTTAATATGGATATAATCATTCCTAATCTAAAACGATACTCCGATGGCGAGATTGATCGCGCCTTTATGAAGGAGATTCAAAACGGCTTTAAACTAGAAAAGCAAACAGAAAAAAAGAGGGTTGCACAAGCAGCCAAAGAAGCCCAACACCTAAAGGGGACTACACACCCTACGCTTGGCAAACCAGTTGCAACTATTCCCGCAAGAGAATTTTTCCGACTCACACAGAAGTATGGTCAAGAGACTGTGCATTCTAAAGAATTTTTAAAGTATTACAATAAGAAGTTTCCTGAACTTACCCCTAACAAAATATAATGCAGACCAGAACCTACGGCGACCTATTTAAGATAACATCAGCTCTAATAGGAACTGGTGGTCAACTTGATGTAACTGAACAGGATCAGTTAAGTCACTTCATTAACCGTAGGTTCCAGCAGGCATTTGACGAAAGTCCAGTGTGGCCTAGGTATCTTGTTAGTTCAGAAAAACGTAATATTATCTCATATGTTCTTTCAGGGGCAACTGGAAATGTTTCTGGATCTAATGGAAACTATAGATTTATAGGTCTTAATGACGGGGATATAGGAACAGCTGGAACTAAGGTTTACGAAGACTCAGATCCAGGAGCTCCTGTAAATTTAATATACAAAAATAGCAGTAATGCTTGGATAGTAACCTATGCTGCTGCGTTTTCAATAAATTCCGATGGAACAATAGATATTACTGACGCTGGAGCAACTCAATTTACAGAAGCAGATTCTATAAAAAAAGACAGAGTTGAAGATGTAGAAACTTGGACACCTAGTCAAACCTCAGAAGCTTTATTAGTTGCTGCCAAAAATCTTATTCCTTATGCGGAAACAAATAAAACTAATATTGGAGAGTTTTTAAAGGTTTATCGCAAAA